ACTTGCATAGATCCGCGGTAAGTAACGCTTCCGGTTTCAGTAATGAAATTGAACATTTCCTTGCTGATATTCTGGAACGTTGTTTCGGTTTCCAGGGAACCGAAGGCACCTTCGATCGCTTCTTCGATTTCGCCAGCAATACCGGCGCCGTCGATAGTTTCCGTCATGGATTCGAAACTAGGAAGGGAAACTTCGGAAGATACGCCGGCGTACTTCGTACCGCCGCCGTAAGTGTTGAAGTTATTTAACACGGTAGGAATCTGATAACTCATTATTCGTCACCCCCTTTAAGTGCGGCCTGGGTAATAGTAGGATCGAATTCAAAGACATTTTCAATGTCTTCTGCCGGCGTGTAGCCGCCTACCTTTGTATGGAACTTAATACTTCCGGCCATAATGTTATTGATCGGGTTTTCGTCGTGGTTAAACACGATTTCGCCGCCGGCAATATCCCCGGAACCCTGTAAACTGTTCAACTGGATATTGAAGCCGGAAACCACTTCGTCGATCAATCTGTAACTTGTCAGGTCGTCTACATTCTGGAAGAATGTTAATTTGAAGTTGTTTTCGATGTAATCGAAAATAGTTACGATATTGATCCAGCGATCAATCGGATCCGAAGAAGAAGGATAAGCCGCCGTATTATTTCCCCAGCACTTCCAGCCGTTCATGTTGATAGCGCCAACGACGCCGCAAGCGTTCAAATAGTCGTTCGCTTCGTCCTGGTCGAGAAGGACTTCGGAACCGTCAGCCATATAAAGCCCGGTGATCTTCAAATCCTTGTTCGAAGGTGTTCTTGAAGGAACGCCACCGTTGCAAGCCGCTAAATACTGCATACTTGCGGCCAACTGCGCGGAAAAATAATAAATATAGTCGCCAACGCCAACCATAGGCCACGCGCAAATTGTTTTTCTGTCGGAATACGCGTTGTTGTCCTTGTATTCCTTCACGTTTTCCACGGAATCAGCCTTTTCAGCAGTGGAATCCAGGTCGGAAACGACTTTCGCATTAAACATACTGGAAATAAGTTCCGCTTTCGCGTTCAATGCAAGATTTACCGCCGGAATATGCGACCAGCCAGGGGCCAAAAGCAAACTAGGAACCAGGCCGTACTTCGGATATACCATACCGATCAATTCCATACCGCTTCTTTTTCTGGTCTGTGTGTTGTATGCGCCGATAATATCTTCGTAGGTAACAGCGGAAGGATCCAACTGAACGAAGGTAACTTTAATGTCGGTTGCGTCCTTTGCCGCGCCAGTCTTTACAATCGCGATGGAAACTGTACCGTCGGAATTGAAAGAAGCGATATAATCTTCGTCGGCTTTGTACTCTGTTGCGCCGTCAATAGTTGCAACAGAAAGTTTATCCAAAAGAATACCGGTTTCATCAACAAGGGCTTTTCCGCCGTTGATGGTATATTCTTTGGAAAGTTCTGCTTTGATATGCTTTGTAGGATCCAGAACGTTAATCAATACCAACGGCGCAACGCCGAACACTTCAAACGTCGCGTACATACTCTGACATAACGTGTAATCCTTGAAATTAGTGCTGTAACCAACAGCCGCCTTTGCCGCCGTCATATTGTGGGCGACGAATGGTTTGTTTACGGTTGCGTAAGGATCAGCCGCAAGATTTACCGGCGCTGTACCGATTACGCACTGTAAACAGCCGTCAGACGTAATCGGAACAGATAACTGTGTCGCCTGGCGGCTTGTGCGAATACCATGTTTGTAATTAGACATTCTTTTTACTCTCCTTCCAAAATATTATTGATTTCTTCGACGGAAAGCGCTTCGATTTTGTCGTATGCGATAGCTTCCGCCGTTCCTTCTGTGTTGATTGCGGTCTTTGTGACTACAATTTCAGACAAAGGAACAATAAGGCATTTCATAACAGCCTTTTTTTCCGAAAGTTTTTCTAACTTCTTCGGAATTCCGCCTTCAAAAACAGCGCCGCTTCTAGCGACGCCGCGAATTGTAGGCCCTAAATACATTACTTTTTCTGTTTTAATCATATTCGGTTTCCTCTATAAGCATTTTTTTGACACTCCACAAAGTAGTCATTCCGCCGATAAATTTCGGCCAGGTGTCTTCTTCCTGGAATTTTTTTGTGATCGGGAACTGAATTCGGAACTGTCCGGCCACAAGGCGATTTTTGAGAAAGCGCCCTTCTAACTTGTTAAGTACGTTCGCAACGTCAAAATGTCCGAGTTTGTTCGGATTTTCGTCTTGAAGTCCTACAAGGAAATAAACGGCGACAATATTGTCGTCTTCTTCTCCGCTGATCGTTTCTTCGTCCAAACATACCAGGACATACGGGAAATGATCCTTGTCGTCCTTGCCTTTTTTGGCCGGTAAATTCTGCGGATATACGTTGAAATCAACATATTCCTTGTTGTTTAATGTCAGATAGCCTTTTAATTCGTCTTTCACTTCTTCGACAAGCGCTTTTTGTAGCGAAATATCAGTCTGCAACCTTTATCACCCCTTCCGCAAAATATTACTGATTTCCACGTCGATTCTTTTTTGTAAAGTTTCGTTCGCTTCGCGGTTGATTTTTTCCATGATGTTTTCATTTCTCACCATCTGCGGAACCGAAGGGCCGTAAAGCTGTTTGATCGGTAGGCCTTCCCCACCCAAACGCGAGAAAACGCCAACGTGTCCCGATTTCATAACAGCGATAAAGGATTTCGGGTTTCCGTCCAACGGCTTAACGCCGCCAGATTTCTTGACGCCGGCCCGGTAAACCTTCGGCGACCTGGACGTTCCGCGGTATTTCACCGGTGTTCCAGGGTTTACTTTGAATTTTGACAGCGCGATTCCGCTTCCTTGCGAAATTGCGGCGGCTTTAAGTTTGCTTTTTGTGGCCTTCGTAATGTTGACCGTTTTCTTTACGTTTCCGCTGGAAATGTAATAAAGGGACGACGTTTCCTTTCCCATGTTCTTTTTTACGTTCGAAACGGCCCGGTTGATTGCTCTTGAAAGCACCTGGGGCGCGTTTTTCTTCATGTTTCCAAGCCGACGTTCTATGTCTTCAATGCCAGAAACACGAATTTCAGAAATAATCAATCTTCGTTACCCGATAAAACTATCGTATAGCCGCCGAAATCTTCGAACACGCTCTTGATCGGGTACATTTCCCCGTCAAATTTAATGTGTTGACCGGCTACCGGTTCATAATCAAGATATTTCTTTTGAACGAAGAACATTTTGTCGTCCGTGAAGATTCCGTCTGTATCTGCCATTTTGCCAAGCGACAAATTGACAATCATGTCGTTATCAACAACGACGGGAATTTCTACGCCGTCGATCAGGTGATTTTCCGCAAATTCATTCAGATTAAAAAAAGTGCTGTCAAAATCCTTCTCTAATTGCTCTTTGAAGTTTCGCATTATTCGCCGGCTTCTTCTGCGGCCGCTTCTGCTTCTTCCTGGTAGTTGATTACTTCGTCGTAGAGTTCCGCAAGGGATTTCTGGTCGTAATCTTCGCCAAGATCAAGGCCGATGGAAGCGGCGTATTCCGCAACGTCTTTCTTTGTGCGGATCTTTCTGATTTCGTCGGCGGTTTTGAATGAACCGGGTGTCATTTCGTCGAAACCGTCGCCGAATTCTTCATCGTCGAAGTCGTCTTCCGCGTCTGCTTCGCTTACAGCGTCCGCAACGTCCACAACTTCAACAAACTTCTTCGCTTTCAAGAAGTTTAAGTCTAACTTCGAAATATCATCAGGAAGGATCGCGCCAGGCTTGAACACCTTTCCGTTTGTGCGAACTTCCACTTTTGTTCTATATTTCGCCATAAATTACACCGCCTTTCCGTTCACGTAAAGAACAGCCCAGGAATCCACATCGAAAGGACGTGGAAGCGGTCTGGAAGTAAGACGAAGCATTTTAACTTCGTTCTTTTCGTCTGCGTACTGCTTAGGAACAAGTTTTCCTTCGTATGTAACGAACTTCTTGTCTTCCATCTGTGTTACGGAACCGTATTCAACCTGGCCTTCGCCGTCGGAATGTCCTAAAAGAACAGTTCCTTCCGGAATCATGGCTTCGTCTTCGCCTTCATCGTTCAAGAACCATTCGTCGTATGTGTAAATGTCAAGATCCAGTTCTGCGATTCTGCCGTAGAATGTAAGGGCCGGATCCACAACGCGAGGTTCAATAACAACATTCTTCATGTTAAGAACGTTCATGGCCTTCTGTA